TGTTTGCTTGCTTGACTGAATATGGCTTACAACTTAATTATAAGGATATCTGATAAAAGCTGATTAAAAGAATATTGCGACATAGGTAAAATATAGTCTGCATTGTATTTTTATAATCCGCAAAACGAAATGTTCCGGCGTTTCTAAACAAAATGTTCCAATCTGCAAAACGAAACGTACCTCTGCGAATCCTTTTTCTCCCCCTCCAACCCAATAAAAAAGCACCGAGAATAATATACTTCTTCGGTGCTTTTTTATTGCCAAATATTTTGGCTATCTCGCAAAAAATCACTAACTTTACAACAAATAAAGGGGAGCATTACGCCCTGTTGTAACGCTGTTCCAACGCCATTATTACGGCATTATATCATGCGGCAGAGCTTGTGTGTGGCGTATCATTCCGCTTATACAGCATCATGTCCGTATATCCGGCGTTGTAATTCATGTGCGCATTAAACTCGGACTTCACACAACCCTCAAATGGGTCGCCCAATGTCCGGTTCCTGCCCATCCATTCGCAAAGCTCCACGATGGACGACTTGTTTGACGTGAAGTACACAAACGAGTGGCCATTCAGAACAGTCAGCACATCGAGGTAGTCGGAAAGCCTCCAATACATCGAATAAGTGGTGACATCCGTACTCAAATAGGGAGGGTCTACAAGAAACACCACGCCGGGCACATCCTTGTACTCGTTGAACACCTCGCGGTAGTCTTTGCTTGTTATTTCTAAGCCCTTCAGGTAATCATCGCACAGGGAATAATCAGCCTTGCGTATGTTGTTGTAAAGGACTTCCTTGCGCATCTCCTCCAGGCTCATCTTGTACTTCATGGAAAACATGAGCGAGGACGATATGGTGATATAATCCACATATCCCCACTCTTTTTCCTCCTGCTCGATACGTCTGTATATTCTTTCCCGCGCTTCCCCTGTAATCGGCTTGTGCCTTGGCACGCCTTCCGCTATCCGCCTGAAGCCTGCCAGCAGGAGGTTTGTCCGTGGGATGTTTTCCAGCCTCTTGCGGTAGTTGTCGAAATCGTTGTACACAACCTTGGCATCCGGGCGCATTCTTTTCGTTATCTGCGAAAGCAGCCCTGAACCACCGAACAAATCCACAAACACGGTACTGTCCTTGAACTGTTCCAGCACCTTAATATATTCCCGTGCAAACATGCGCTTCTGCCCGACAAACGGCAGCGGAGCGGACATATAAAGTTTCCTTTTCATACGTTCAGTTCGAATTTGACATCCGCCTTGCCGCCCAGAAGGTCACGGGTCTTCGCTTCGTTGTTCTCATAGATATGCACATTGCCCAGATACAGGGTTATGGACTTCAAGGGAAGTTCTATCTGCCGCGCCATCAGATACAGGTGGTATATGTCGGCCGGCAGGCCAAGGTTGGCATCGGAGCTTCGCTGGTATGCCGACAGCACCAGGCATCCGTCCTCTATCTGGAACTGCACCAGGCTAAGACAGGGTGCCTGGTTGCTTTCCACTCCTGTCGCGCCCAAGAAAAGCACATAGTTCTTGCTGTTGCGTTTCTCCGTATTGATTTTAGCTATAAGCGGCGGCAGCTTCTCAAAGTATGTCGGGTAACTGTTCACCAGCGTATGGCCGCAATAGTCCCACCAGGTAATGCCGGCTTCACGGTATTTCTCCACATCACGCTCGCCCTGCATGAACAGCCTCAGTTCATCCTTCAGCTTCTTGCGTGCTATCCCATGCCCCTCGAATATGTCGAGCAGTTCTGCCGGGGTCATGCAAAGCTGCTCGTTCAGCAGGTAGCGAATCCTGCCTTTCTTGTTTTCCTGTACTTTCCCCTCTGAAAGTATCTTCGCCAGGATGCGATGGTATTTGTTCATTTCTGCCTCCTTTGTTTTATGACTGCACAAAGGTAGGCTGCCGGTACATTATCGGCACTACAAAACGCCCTGCTTATACTGCAAACGGCTTGCAGTCGCTTTGGAAGCGTTTCAACAGCCCATACACTTTCCGTTCGCTCACGGCGTACTTTTCAGACAATGCGGCCACTATGTAGGACACCTTGTCACCGTTGCGGTGCATGGTCAAATAGTCGGAATACAAGTCGACATACCGGGCGTCATCGAGGCGTATTCCGGCCTCTTGCAGCCTTTTAAGCAGTTCCCGGTTGAAGTTTATCAGTTCAAACACCTTCATATTCACAAAATTTTGTACCTTTGCAACGTCTCACTTATTAAACAACGAAACACCCAAGTGGCGTGGCAGAGGGCATTTGCCCCGGCCGCGCGCCGCTTGGGTGTGCAATGTTGAATAGTAAGTGAGACGACTGTTTTAACAGGCCGGGGGCTTTTTTCTATCCCTCCCCCGTGGGGATTCTTCCTTTTATACCGGCTGTACGATGGTCGGCAAATCCTTCAGGTCATTCGGATAACCGTTAACAGTGGTCAGGATACATAAGTAAACCACCTCGTACTGGCTGTAATACTTGCCTTTCTCGAACGCCATGTTCTGCTCATACGGTATCGGATCTTCCAACGTACCGGCGTGCGACTTGTTCACTTTGGTGTAAAGCGACGCCGTGTCAATGGACGGCGGATAGATTGAAAGCGGCGTATGCGTCTGCACGGCCCGCCATAACCTGTTCCCGTGCCTTAACACCGTGCCGGCCTTTATCTCCTTTCCCCGTTTGCACAGGTAGGAGAACGTGTGGAACATGTTCGACAGCATAAGCGCCTTTTCATCGTCAACGTCCGTCCTTTCCGACATCTGTCCGCGCATGGCTTCCATAAGCTGGGCCTGCGGATCGGACGCGATGCGTTCGGCACGCGCCGTCTCAAGCATCTTGTCGAACTCGTCCCTGCCGTAGCCCAACGCCGATCCTATGGTCTCCAGTTCCCCGTCCAGGGCGTCCACGCCGCTGCCCGAGATAATGCCTTCCACGTCCGAGGCCGCAGGCTTCCGGTCAAGTTCCTCCTCCATGTAAGTGACGGTTCCATCCTCCTTTGCTTCCACGCCCCAACGGACGCGCCATTTGCCTTTTACCGGGTTCGTGCATTCCAGCAACGCCACACCGGCACTTCCTTCCACTCGTTTCATTGCCTAACTGAATACATACTTTGTCCGACCTTTCCCGAAGGTTTCCGTCCGGATGATGGTCTCGAACGGGAACCCGTCGGGGATTTCCCTTACCTGCGCGAGGATGTTCTTCATCTCTTCGCTGTTGGTGAAGAACTTCCGCGCCTCGCCGTTCACCTCGATGGCCACGATGCAGCGGTCTTCGCCCTGTTCCGTCTTGATGCCCGTCTCGAAGTCCTTGACCACGATGGGCAGGTTCACCAGCTCCCGGATGCTCACTACCGTCCTGGGAAATCGCTTCTTGCCGTCCTCGGGCTTGTAAGCGACGTTCAAATCCTTGAATGATCTCATGTCTTTGCCTGTTAATTTATTGAACAACTTGTGGCAGTCCGCGTGCTTGGCCATGCCGTAGAAGCTGGCCACCAGCTCGCGACGCCTCCTTCTCGATTTTACCTCGTGCATTTTTCGGGCGAACTTCTGCTTGATGCGCTTGCGCAGCCGGACGTAGTCCGGGCGTATCACATACCCAAGGAAGTCTATGCCCTCGCCCACGGGGAACACCCGCTCATTGGGCTTTACGGAAAGCCCGACGGATTCCACTTGCCCATGGACGGCATCACGAATCTCCCACAATTCCGCTTTCGTTTCACCGAGCACGACGCCGTCATCGCAATAGCGGTAGAAATGGCGGACACCGTACCTGTCCTTCAGATAATGGTCCAAATACACAGACAAAAGCAGGTTGCCCAGTCCCTGCGAACTCCGGAGCCCGATGCTGATGCCATGCGGCATAAGCCGGGTGAAGTTGTCGAGCATGGCGATGAGCTTCCCGTCCTTGAAGACGCGCCGCACGCAGTACATGACGAAGTCCTGCCCGACGCTCTCGTAGAACTTGGAGATGTCGAACTTGTAGCAGAACCGCGTCCCTTCCGGGTCTTCCTCCATGTCGCGGCGGATGTACGCCAGCAGGTCGTGCATCCCACGCCCCTTGATGCTGGCCGAGGTGGTGCGGATAAAGCGCTTCTTCAGGCGCCTGTCCACCACGGCCATGACGGCATGGACGGCTATCCTGTCCTTCATCGTCAGGATCTGGATGCGGCGTTCCTTGCCGCCCTCGCGGATGACACGCTCCCTGTAGTCCTTGACGGTGAACGTCCCGGAGGATATGCGTTCCGTCAGTTCCCTGATCACTTCGTCCCTGTGCGCAAGCAGGTAGCGGCCCTGGCGGCTCCTCTTGCGTTTGGAACCGCGAAGCACCCTGTCGAACGAGTCCGACATGTTGGAGTATTCCGTTATCTCCTCCACGATATGGCCTTCCCTGCGCATAAGCATCCGTTATTTTGTCCTACAATATGGAAGATAAGGGCCTTCCTTTCCCCGGGCCTGACTTCTTCGAGCCGTTTCCGGCCTACCAAACTCCACCCGACACGTGGTTTTTCAGCTTTCCGCCTTACAGGTTCATACAAACCATGCGCTGTTGCTGGGGCTTGCCTCCCTCGGCACCGCATTGGGGACACGTCCCCGGCGCTGTACGCCGATTCATTGATTTCCAGGCGCGAGCCGACATTCGTGTTCGTGTTCGACGCATCGTTATTCGCATTCGCATTCGACACACCGCCATTCGCGTTCGCATTGTTGTACCCGCGATAGACCACACGGCCTATGGGGAGGCGCCGCCTTAAAAATTGTTACAAAGGTACGCATTATTCCGCCAAAACAAGCGGAAAACACCCTGTATCAACCGAATATGGCAAAATGCGCGGTTCCCAAAATTTTTTCGACCGGCTTCGCCGGTGGTCTTTCGCTTCGCTCACGCTTTGACGCTTTAGCGCGATGCGTTTCCGTACACGCTTACGCAATCTCGATGGCCGACTTGTACGCGGCCACGCTCTCCGCCCGTACGATTTTGCCGCGGAAGGCCAGGCGCGAGCCGACATTCGCGCTCGTGTACGACGCATCGTGACTCGCATCCGCATCCGACACACCGCCATTCGCGACCGCATTGTTGCACCCGCGATAGACCACACGGCCTGCTGAAGTGCTTATCCAATACTTGTCACAGTAATGTGTCGAGGACGAGCCGTTCACGCTGCCGACCGGCACCACGGCCATGTACTTGCCGTGCGCCACGGCGGTTATCCACCAGTCGCTGCTGGTCATACCCTTGATCATCACCTGTGTGCCGTCGGGCAGCCAGATGCGCCACTTGCCGCTGTTCCCGCTGTCGTTGGGGAGGTCTACCCAATCCATCATGTCATATTTGTTGCCGAAGATGTCCTCGTAGCCCAGGCAGCTGGTGTTGTTCACCTGCGTCACGGAGGCTTCGCCGTAGTCGTCCTCGCCCTTGTACCAGGCGTACTGGTGGACAAGGTTGTCTATCATCGAGTTCGTCACGTTCGGGTTTATCTTCGACGCTTCTTCGTAGCCGATGGTGTCCGTCATGCCGTGCCCGGCCGTGCCGCCCGTCACGCGGCTGTTCGTGTGCTGGCCCGCGCCGCACTGCTCCTGGCTGTCCCGGCGACCGTACTTGGCGTAGAACAGGTTGGCGATGCGGAAGTGCATCAGCGCGTCGATCTGCTGCATGCCGCGCTGCTGGCTGTAATAGTGGAAGTCCGTCCAGGACAGGCTCGCGGCCGTACTGCTGCCGGTGATGCAGGCGCGCAGCTTCGAGCCCACGATGCTGCTGCCCACCACCGCACACAGGTGCTCGTCGTTGGCCACCCAGTCGGGTTCCATGTCCTCTATCTTGTCGCTGTTGCTCAGAACAACCTTGTCAAACTCGGCCGTGTTCAGGATTGAGAAATAAAGGAACGCGGCATTCTCCGGCACATCCCTTATCAGGTACATCCCGGCCTCGAAGCGGCTGCTCAGCGTCGGCACGATGATTTCCTCCAGGATGCCGCCGACAGCGTCCGTGAACAGGGAGCCTACCAGATTGCTGCCCGGCACACCGGGAAACCTGACGCGCTTGTAGCCGGACACCTCCACCTTGCACACCGAGTAGGCGCTGTCGGTGCTGTAGGCGTTCTCCAGACTGCCCTTGCCCGTCATCAGCTTGCGCCCGGACTGGCAGTCGCCGCTGCCCTTGATGTCTTCCAGGGTGAGCACGGTGGCCACCGGCACGTCAGGCATGTCGTCAGGCCCGTTGGAGCTGTAGCAACCGTAGTGCTTGCCGCCGAAGTAGTCGTTTATTCCCTTGCTCCAGAAGAAGGGTTCGTACATCATCCAGTCGCCCTCCGTGCCGTCCAGTTTGGCGGCTGTACCGTCGGCATACTTGTTGCTGTCTGCATCGTCCAGCGGATAGTAAGTCATCTCGCCGTCGAAGTTGTTGGCCGTGGTCTCCACGTTGGCGATGTTGATGGTGCGCGTGGTGGGCTTCTTCGTCACCTTGGCCAGTGCACGGTGCCGTTTCGCCAGGATGGCCGTGATATGGCCGCTGGGCGCGTAGGCGTTGCCGTACTTGTACCCGGTTTCGTTGTCGGGGTTGCTCACGTTCGCGTCGTCGCTCACCGTGTCGTCAAACTCTATCATCGTGTACTGCGGCTGCCGGATGTTCAGCTCGTCGAAGCGCTCCGCATATTTGTTGAAGGTGTCGTCGTCCAGGTACTTCGTCAGCCTGTACGTGCCGACGAGCTTGCACCGCGTGTTCGTGGTGTTTCCGGTTGCGTCGAAGCCGCCAAGCCCTGCCTCGTACCACTCCTTCAGGTCGCTGCCGTCGCCCTCAAGCTCCAGGCCGGTGATGCGGACATATTTCAGCTTGCCTTTCAGCGCGAACAGTTCCTTGAACACCGCCAGCCCGTCGATGAGGGCGCAGTTCTCTATCCAGATGCCGGTAAGGTTACGCTTGTTGTCAAAGGTTATCGCACTCCACTTGATATACTGCATGGAGCGCAGCGTAAGCGTCTGGAAGTTGGCCGGAAGGTGCAGCCTGTTTACCGCCGCACCCTCGGCGAAGGTGATGGTGCCCAGCGCCGTGCAGCCCGCCGCGTTCACCTCCTCCAGCCTGTTGCAGCCGGAAAGGTCAAGCCCCGGCAGGTTCGTATAATTCACCACGTCCAGTTTCCTGAGCATGGGCAGCTTCGTCCCCAGCACGAGTTCGGTCAGGGCGTATGTGTTGCCGCTGTTGCCCAGCACCAGTTCTTCCAGCACCGGAAGGTTCGGAAGGCTCATGTCCGTGAAGCCGCCCCAGTCCGAAAGGTCGAGCTTCTTCATCCACTCGCCGCCGTACAGGTGGAAGATGGTGCCGATGTTCGCCGTCTGCCCGTAGGTGTAGCTCCACTCATTGTCCTTTGTCACCGCGTCGTGCGTCATCGTGTCGCCCTCGCGCCGGAACTCGAAGTAGAAGTCACGCGCCGGGGTGGCCCTCACCGTCGCGCCGGCCGCGCTGTTGCCCTTGAACGATATGTCCGTGGCGGTGTACTGCCCGGTGCTGTAACGCGCGTCGAACAGGCCCATGCGGTTCGTTACCCACCAGTGGCGGTGCGCCTTGCGGTTGCCCTGCATGGCTTCCAGGTACGAGTACTTCACGTTCGTCACGCTACCGTCGTTGTTCACCTCCACGCCCTGCGTCTTGGGCCTCACGTACTTGTTCTGGGCGTCCAGGTTGTATATCCGCTCGCAGAACTTCGCGCTCTGCTCCGTGTCGAACATGTTGAAGATGGTCGAGTTCGACATCCTTTCCCGGATGCGCACGTAGGCCGCCGCCAGCTCGTCAGGGAACTGCTCCCTCAGGTTCTTCCAAAGCACGCTGTCGTGCCCGGCGTAGGCATAGACGGTCTTGTCCTCCGTCGACAGTTCCGGGTCGGTGGTGTTCTCGTCCACGTCCCACGGGTACTTCAGGCGGCCGTCATTGCGCACGCCGAGGATGGTGTCGCAGTCGTAGAATATCATGTAGGCGAGCGTCTTTTCCTTGTCGGGATCGTACCAGAAGGCCATCATCATGTTCTTCACGCGCTGGTCGACGCAGCCCATGATGTCCGTGAACATGTAGTAGTCGCACAGGTAGTCCACGTCAAACCAGTCCGCAAGCTCCGCCTTGAACTTCGCCCCGTCGTCCTGCGTGCTCTTCACCCACTTCACCAGCGGCTCGAGGTATTTCGGCTTCCGGGTTCCGGCCTCGTACTCCGCGTTGATGTCGTCGTCGTCCGGGAAGCGCGCCTCGAACACCTTCAGCCAGTTCGGCGTGCCGTCCTCGCCCTTCGTGTCGAAGTCGTCGTCCAGGAACATTCCCATCGGGTAGTCGTTGTTCAGAAACTCCCAGCACTCCGTCGGGTTCTGTCCGCCGAACTTCGTGTTCACCCATTCCTGGTCATGGTAGCCGGGTATGTCGAGGAAGCCAAACACGGCCTCGGTGCTCTTGTCGTTGTTGAAGTTGAACTTGCCCAGGAACTGCGGGGTTTCCTCCAGCGCACCGCGGTAAAACAGGTAGCACGGCTCGCCGTCAACCGTCGTGCGCACATCATAGGGGTAGCTGCTGTCGCAATGCTTCTGCGCCGGGGTCAGTTCCCCGGCCGCCGTCAGGATGTTCTGCACCAGCTTGGCCATACCGGTGTTGTGCGAGCTGGAACTTTCCGCGAAGTCGGCCTTCAGGCAGAAGCAGTCCACCGGCGCGGCCTGTTTCCGGTTGCCGGTTGCCGGGCGGAAGGAGTATTTCGCCTCTTCCTGCAGCTCGCCGCCCACACCCTGCTCGTCACAGCCGAGGTACAGGTCGCCGGCCACCTTCGAGGCGTTCTTGAAGTATATGCGGTAGTTCTTTATGGGATAAGCCAGCGAACTTGTACCCTGCAGGCGGATGCAGCCGCCCACGCACTTAAAGTTCAACGCCTGGTTGCCCTTGACGACGCAGAGCATCTCGTCCACGTCGTACTTCGGGTCCTTGTCATTGTTCACCGCCGCCTGCAGCACCGTGGCCACGCCGTTGTCCTGCCGTCCGGTGATGATGATGTACCTCATGCCGTCCGGCACGCTGTCGACCGTTACGTTGCCGCTGTCGTCGATCACGTCGTTGCTGTCGTACAAGGCCATCATGCCGTCCGAGCTGTCCTGGTCTATCATGTAGGTCTCAAGCACCTGCGAGTCGCTCAGGTACGTGTCGTAGGCACGCATGAGGTACACGTCGGTGGTCGCGCCGTCCGCGCCAAGTTCAATATATGAAGGAGTGGCCTGGTACACGCTGTCGCTCGTCGCCCTCTGTACACTTCCGGACATGATGCCGTTGATGTACAGGTACACCATCTCCGTGTTCAGCTTCTCGTAGTCGGACGAGCCGTCCGTGCTCTTGGGGAAGCTCACGAAGGCCACCTCGTACACTTCCCCGGCCGCCATCTTCATCGAAAGCTCGCTCTTGCCCCTCGTCACCATCCGTGCTTCCTGCGCCGTGATGACGAAGCCGGTTCCGTCGGCGTCCACACAACGGATGACCTCCGCATCCTCATCAACGACCTCGCTTACTTTGTACTTCACAATGAAAGCCATCGCGTTGGTGACATTTTGCTCCGGCTGTTCCAGGGGGCGGTGCTGCACGGTGGCCCTTGCCGTGTCCGTCAGGCGCAGGGCGGTGCCAGTCCATCCGTCGCCGCCCCATTTGAAGCCTTCGAACACTGTCTGGATGCCGTTATAAGTCCATTCCTCGTGGTTCACGTCGCTGTTGCTGCGGCCCTGCGCCGAAAGTTTCAGCGTCAGGCCGTCCGTCGGCTCGCTGAGGTTCAGGTCGCTCTTCTCCGCGATGAGCCGGAAGTTGTATGCCGTATCGCCCACTACAATCTTGCACTGCTCCTCGCCGTAGTTGGAGGCGCGCAGCGTCAGGCTCTGCGCCGTGAACGGCACGGAGGCGGACGAGGCCAGCGTGCTCCCTACATATACGTCCGCCCGTGTCGGGGTTTCCTTGGGGTTGTATGCAGCATATTGCAGCGTGTAGCTGTCGTACTGCTTCGTCGGGATGTAAGGCGTTTGGCCATTTTCGATGACCGACCCGTCCGCATAGTCGAACCTTGCGGACACCACCGGGGTGTTGTTCCCGGCTTCCCTGACGCCCACGGCGAAGAGGATGCTGTTCGACTTGATGGTGCTGCCGTCCGACAGCTCCAGCTCCACCACGAGCTGCACCGTGTGGGTGCCATGCGCCAGGTTGGTCGTCGCTATGCTGAAAGACCCGTTGGCCGTCGAACTGGTGATGCTCCTGTCCTCGGTGTCCGTGCCGTCCACATAGCAGCGCAGGGTCTTCGTGCCGGCACCGCTCAGGGCGTAGGGTATGCTGAGGGTCTGGCCGCGTGTTATGGCCGTGGCGATGTTGAAAGAGCTACTCAGCGTGAGCTGCACCACGTTGATGCTCCACGTCACCTGGGCCACCTGCATTTCCGCGCCTTCGCCGACCTCCACACGCACCCTCACGGTATTGGTGCCCACACCCATGTACTTCGTCACGTCCACCGTGTTCGTGCTGCCTGCGGATATGGTCTGCGTCAGCGTGCTGGTATTCGCGCCCTGGGTCACGGTGACGGTGGCCCGTCCGGGATTGCCGGTGCTCTCTCCGGTCGCGGTGTCCGTCTGGTCGTAGGTGTAGGTCAGCTTCACCTCGTCGCCGGCCTTGACGGTCTTGTTCGGGGTGACGCGCGTCAGCACGACCTTCGTCGTGGCCACCGTGCCGCCACCGCCGCCCGTGAACATGTCGCTCGTGCTGATGACCTCCCCGGCCTCGTTCAGCAGGGAGAGAGAATAGGCCTTATCCGTGCCCTCGCCGATTTCATTGAGCTGCAGGGCGGTGCCGTAGGTGGAGGCCTTCTCGTTTATCTTGGCCGCCACGCCCTTGCCGCTGACCGGGTTCGTCGAGTTCTCGTTCACCGACTGGTCTACCTCCACCACCGGGATGTCCAGGTTCGCCACACCCTGCCCGTCGGGGGCAAGGTCTTCCGTGGCCGTGCCTTTCGTCACCCGGATTTTCTTGATGGCATCACCGCCGCCGTACCGGTTCCACGCCGAAGCCGTCAGGAAGGACGACACGTCCGTTCCTTCAAAGCGGTAGTCGAGCCACTTGCCGGCGGACGCCTCGAAAGTGATTACCATGCCGGGCTTGTCCTCGTCGGCGATGTCGGCATCTGCCAACGCGGCCACGGCGGTTTCCTTCGTGTAGTAGCCGGAGCCAAGCGGATGGAGCTGCGTCACATTATAAAAGCCGTTGCCGCTTCCTCCGCCGCCCGCCTTCACCAGGTCGCCGTCCTCGTCACTCCACGCATACAGCGTGTCGCCGCAGATATAGACCTTGTCCTTCAGGATGGCAGACCGCGTATCGTCAAGATACATATCCGCTCCCGGCAGGCCGTTGTTGCCTCCTGCCCAGTTGTTGCAGTATTTGCCGTCCGTATATACGCCAGCAAACACCTTCAGGCTTTTTATATAGACGACCTCCGTCACGTTTGCGCCGGATACGGTATCCACCGCCCCGCTTTCCACGATGCGGCTGAACCGGGCGGTCGCCCCCTTCAGGGCAGCCTTGGCCGTCGATTCATATTGGGTGGCGGCCTGCTGGGCCTTGCCGGCTGCCTCGTTGGCGGTGGCGGCTGCGGAATTGGCCGCGTTCTTGGCTTCCGTGGCCGTACTGGCCGCTGCATTGGCTGTCTCAGCGGCCGTGTTGGCGGCCTGCGCGGCGGCATTGGCCGCTGCCGCCGCCTCCGTCGCCGGTTTCTGGAGCAGCGTCATCGGCACGTTTACCAGTTCATCCCCCTTTACGCCCGGGAGGGAGTTCACCCCGTTAAGGCTGTCAACGGTTTCAAGCTCCTGCACGCCCTGGCTCTCCGCCTTGATGGCGTTGAGCACCTGCTGTATGTCTTCCTGTAATATGGCCATATTATTGCATTTTATACTGGTTGAACTTCTTTCTTGTCTTCAGGTAGTCCGCGGCGTACTGGTGGGCGTAGGCCTCCCGCTCGAAGCTGATGGCGCGGTAGGCCGCTTTCATGTCGCGCAGCCGTGCCAGGCGCCACAGCCATTCCAGCACGTACAGCAGGTAGAACGGCACATAGAGCAGCTCCCTCATCTGCGCCGTGTGGATGGCCTCGTGGTTGTAGTCCTCCGCCGCCATCGTGCAGCCCTCGCGCACGAACAGCACGCCGAAGAGGTTTACGCACTTGAAACCCCTGAAAGGTATCACCCTGTTATATACCACTCTCATCGCCGCCTCCTTCCTGTATCTGGGCGCGCAGCCCGTCTATGAACGCCGGTGTGCAGTAACGCTCCGCAAGCCCCTTCATTAGCCGCACTTCATCGTCCGTATACTCCACCGCGCCATCGCTCTTGTATATTTTCATCGCCAAGGTGTGGGCGCGGATGCCGTTCACCATCGTGTAGATTATGTCGGCAAAGCTCTCCCTTGCGTCACCTGTCTGTTTGTGCAGGCCGTTTATGCCTGTCGGCACGGTAAAATGTTTGAAGTCTATTCTCATGCGTTTATTCCGTTAAATCCGTCTATTGAATATATGGCGATTTTGCCCTTGCCGTCCTGGAACTCTATCCTGTCCGCGCTTATCATGCACAGGTTGCCCAGCATATCCTTTATGTGCACGCCGTCTATCGCGTCTATGCGCACCTCATGCCCGACTCCGCGCAGGTACATCGTTGACACGCGACCCATTGTGTCTGGGTCTGTCTCGAAATGAAGCTCAAACAGGTCTGTACGGTCTTCGCCGTAGGGCTTGCCGGTGTATTCGTCCACAGACGACGGCCCTATCATTTTTATGTATCCTTCTTTGGCGTTTATCACTATCGAGTTGCCGTATTCCTTGTCTTCCGACTTGAATGTGCCGTTCGCCTCAACGCTGCCGTCCTCCAGTATCTTGAAGTTTTCGTTCGCCGTCACAAGGCCTTCAAGTGATATGTTGGCGGCGGATATTTTTATGTCGGACGCAGTCTGTTCCACCATCGACACGATATTTCCGTCCGCATCAAAGGCATACAGTTTGTTGGCCATCGCGGTGGTTACCAGGCCAGCCTTGTTCTTTAGTTGCCCGTCTTCGTCGAAATACTGCGACATCAGCTCGTTGTACTTGGCCGTGGTCACGATACTGGACGACTGGATGACGTTCCCGTCCTTGTCAAAGTTGGCCGCCGCTATCTTGACCAGTTTCTCGGACTGCTCGAACAAGGTCTTGTACTTGTACGCCAGCGCCTCCGCCCTGTCCGTGCTAAGCACCAGCATGTACAGGTATATCTCGCCCGTGAACGCCAGCCGGAAGTCGCCCGTCCCGTTCCACAGACCCGAGTGGTTGAACACTTGGTAGCCGTCAGTCACCGCCAGCTCGCCGTTGTAGCTGAACTCGTTGAAGTTCTCGAACCCCGTCTTGTCCAGACCCTCGAAGCTTATCGTCAGCCGCCCGGCCTTGGCCACGCGGTAGAAGAAGCTCAGATACACCGCCTCCGGCTTCTTCTGGCCCTCGTCGTTAGTATCGTTGTAGGCCGGGATGAATCGGAAGTTCCCGTGCTTCTGCTCTATGTACTTGTTCCTTATATATACTGTCGTGCGCCCGCCGTCGCTTTTCACGCAGGCATAGTTCGTCTTGTCGGACAGCGGCGCGCCGTTCGCCCATATCCATTTGCCGCCCAAAAGGAAGAAGGTAGCCTCGTTCTCGGTGTCCCACTTGTTCATGCCGTCGCCGAACGAGGCGTTGTCCAGATAGCTTTTGTCTTCGGTGAAGTCCTTGCGCAGACCCTCCACGGCGCTCTCTATTTTGCCCTCGGTTATCTCGAACCGCGTCAGGATGTCCTCACCGGTCGTCAGCACGAACGTGCCCATCAGGTACACGTTGTCGCCGTAAAGGCCGTTGCCGTGGGGCTGGTTGTCTGCAGGGAAACGGCTGTCGCTGATGCCGTCCAGGTTGCCAAGCCGCACGCGGAGGCAGCCGTCGAAGTTCTTGGCGCTCACGCCGTCCAGCACGTCCACCCGCGGCTGCCCGTCCTCGGTGGCCGCGATGGAGATGAGGTTCTGGCGCAGCCGGTCCGCCGTGTTGCCCATCAGCACGCACTCGTCGCCCTCCTTGGGTTCCACGCCGCCGAACTCGCCCACGGGCACGGTGACGCCTTCCCCGTCCGAGGCGGAGATTTCCACCCAATAGCCGCGCAGGGAGGTGCCGGTGAACTCCGCGCAGCGCATCAGGTCGTGCGCCGCGAACTCGTTTTCCTGCTCGAAGGTAATCCTGTAGTTGTCGCCGTCCTTGGTGACGGTCTTTATCTTTCCGTTGGCCGCGCTGACCACCAGCTGGCCGCCCACGCTGCGTACCTTCTCTATCAGCAGTTCCAGGGCCACCAATGTCTGCCGGATGGTCACCTTGTCTATCGTCAGGTTGCTCAGCCCGGTCAGCGCGTCCATCCACAGTTGCCAGCCCTCGCCGGTCATGCCGTCCACGAACTTCACCGAACGCAGCAGCTCGCGGATGACGGCGGTCAGCCATTCGGCGTTGCCGTCACCATCCACCGCCGCGCCGCTCTCCCCGGCCTTGTGGCTTCCGAAGTCGGCTCCCTTCAGGAAATGGATTTTCTCCTGCGCCGTGTCCTCGCGCAGCCTGCTCAGGGCTTCCTTCAACGTCCGGCGCGCCGAGAACACGTTGTTGTCGGTCGGATAGGTGTTGTCCCAGCTGCGTATCAGGTCGGGGAAGCTCCCCGACGTGGCGGTCTTCACGTAGTTCTTCGCGTCTGTGATGCTGTCGCCTATGGCCTCCATCGCGCCGGTGCTCGTCGCGTCGCAGACCTCGATGTCCATCTGCGAGGGCAGGTTCACCTTGCGCGTGACCTTGGTGATGCGGCTGCTGCGGAAACCGGTTTCCGGGAAATACTTTTCGCTTTCCAGGCGCACGCGGCGGCCCACGTACAGGTCGATGCCGTTCTCCTCGATGTACACGTGGTCGGTCGGGGCCTTGTAACGGCTCACGTCGATGGCGTGCTCTTCGTTGTACTTGTCCACCGCTTCCTTGAACTCCTGCTCGGCCAGCGGATAGTATTCGTCCGGCATGCGGATGTTCCACAGGATGTACTTGTCGCCGGGCTTCGGGCAGAGCGTGTCGTTCGGAAGCTGCGTGTCGTCGTCATACGGCCATGTCGTTATCAGCTCGAACTCGTGGGTGTTGCTGTTATAATTGGCCTCGAAATAGTAGGTGCCATCCTCCTCGTCGCCCAAGCCGGCCAGTTCCGAGCCCTCCTGGAAGGACACTCGCTTCACCTTGCCGCCTATCTCGTAGCTGTTCGGGTCGAAGCCCAGGCTGTTGTCCTTGAAGTAGAATATCTTGAACGGGTTGCCGTCCTCGTCCGTCACCTCCTCGCTGCGCACGGAGCTGACCGTGCCGGTGCGCTTGGGGTAGATGTCGGAGAAGGCATCCGCTTCGTAATGGTGCCATACACCGTACTTCTCCACGTTCACGTCCACGTGCTTCACGCCGCCGGGAAGCTGCAGCCGGCTGTGCCCGTATTTCTCCGGGTCGATGTTCTTGCTGCTGCCTATCGGGTACAGCCGTGTGTAGAACTTGGCGTTGTCGGCCATGTCGCACTCCAAGGATGTCAGACCCTTGCCGTAGCCCAGCGCCACTTCCTCGCCATGCTCGCAGCGGCACACGTTCACCGTCTGGCCCTCGCACCACCATTCGGCCCGGTTCCCGGCTTTCTCGGCCACTTCCTTCAGGGCCTCGTCGCAGTACTTGCCCTCGTAGTCGATGACGATGTTGTCCGTGCCTTCCACTGTGCCGACCTTCCAGTCGGTGGTGTTGTCCATGCCGTTGTTGATGCTCCTGACGATGAGGGCCACGTGCTCCCTCGGCGGCGCGGTCAGCGTGAACACGGGTTCGTCCGCCCCGTCCGTGTCGTTCAGCACGAGGAAGCGTCTCAGCAGGCTCTCGATGCCGTAGAGCTTCACGTCGTACTTCCACTCCACGGTCGACACCTGCTCCGGCTTGTAACGCTCCATGAGCCAGTACCGCTCGCCCATGAACTCGGCATAGTCGTTCACCTCCAGCGCGATGCGCTCGTACAGGGTGAACGACAGGGTGAGCACATTGTCACCCTGCAGTTCCTTCGCCTGCGTCGAGTTGTCGTCGCAGGGCACCTGTGTCTTGGCTGTGCCGTCGCTTCCGTATATCGTTATCATAATGCCGTTCAAATGCAGTTATATTGTCGTTCAAATCCCCGGCTTCGGTTCCCGGAAGGTCACGTAGAACCGGCTGGCCTGTTTCCCCGCCTGCCACAGGTAGGTCAGGGGTTCGTAGTCGCTGCTTTCTTTGTAAAAAACGTGCAGCATCATGTCGAGGTCGGGAAAGCGGATGTCCAGCCACCCGTCCTCGCCCTGTTTCAGGAACGAGATGAACGCCTTGTACCGTGACAGCCACTCATCCCGCGTGTCCGCATACAGGGCGAAGTACAGCTTCACGTCCCGCGCCTGGTTCCTCACGTCCAGCGCGGACGAGTATTTCTCGCCGTCCTCCTCCCGGATGTCAACCGCCACGTGGGTCTTCGTCTTCGCCGGGGCCATGATGGCCTTCAGGTTGTTCCGGTCGCCACGTTTCTTCTCCACCAGGAAAGCGCCGTATACCTTCCAGATGTCCGTGCCGTTGATGAGCACCTTGCCTCCAAGTATCGCGTCCATTGCCATAGTCACTTCATTTTAAGTCCGTCCCTGATTATTTTCTTGATGTCATCCTTTATCTCGCCCAGATGCTTCGCGCTGTTGCTCGTATTCTCCTCTATCCGCCGCAGGCTGTCCACAGCAGTGCCCATCTGCGCACTTACGTCCTGCATCTTCTCGTCCATGCTCGACAGGTGCATCGCACTCGTCGTCCATAGCCCCTCTAATTTTGTGCCCTGCTCCTGGCTCATCGCCGTGTACGCCCCGGCCCTGCCGCTCTGCGACGTACCGTAGCTCCCGGGATCTATCATGCCTGAGTCCGTCATGGCCTCGCGCCATGATTCCGCCTTGTCCGCTATCGCCGAGTTCATCGCCTCTATACGGGCCTTCTCCTCCTCACTTATGCCGTCGGCCGCAGCGTCGGCTATGTATTCGTACAGCTCCTTGATGTCGTCCTTCAGCTCCTCGTTCACGAAACTCTCTATAAGCGCGTCCGTCACAGTCTCGCTTATGAAGTCGCCGAGTTCCTCCGTTATGTCCTCAGCGCTCCTCACCATCTCCTTGTACTTCTCCAAGAAGCCGTCCCACGTGTAGCCCGTCAGCTTCTCGTTCAGCGCGTCCGTCAGCTCCTCCAGCGTCCCCGCGCGCTCTATGTATTCCTCCACCGCACTTTTCGGGTTCTTGTGGCCGTCGCCGCTGAACAGCTTTTGCCATTCCTTCGGGTTCGAGTCCCTTAGCAGCTCCATCTGCTCCGGCGTCAGGTTCCACAGGTCGCCCGTGCTGTCCACCGTTATGTTGAAGCCGTTTTTCCTGAGCGTCTCTGTGAAGGCGTCCCAGCCCTCCCAGCCGCTGCCCGGCGAGTGCTTGTTGAAGCTGCCTTTGCCGCCCAAACCGAGGAAGCCGTACCCCGTGTTCGTCCAGGCTGACGCCAATCCCTTGATGATGTTCCGCTGGTTCTCCTCCCACTCAAGCTCCGCTTTCCGCGCGTCGTTGTAATAGTCTATGCTCTCGGCGTTCGTGTTGTCACCTTGCCCTATGCGCTCTGCAAGGCTGTCTATGCTCTCGCGCAGGTACTCGTTGCTCTCCGTCAGGCGGTTCACCGTCTCCATTACCTCCTTGTCGTTGCCGCCGAGCCACGAGCCGAGGCCGCCGAACGTAAGGGAGTCGAGGATGTTCCCCACGCCGTTGACGACTGACTGCATGGGCTTGGTTATTATGCCGCCGCTAAGCACGTCGTCAAGCACGCCACTGACAGAGCCAAGCACAGTGTCCATGAGGCTTGACACTATTCCGCCGATGCCGTCCTGCGCCAGCATGTCGAGCAGTCCGAGCACTGCCGATATGATTTCTCCGGCAAGCCCGCTGTCGCCAAGTGCTGCAGTGAGGGTCTTGGCAGCCTCGCTGTCCTTGCCGAGGAGCGACTGGAAACCTTTTGCCAAGGCATTGCCGGCCTGGGCCGTCAGCTTGTTGTCGCCGAAAAGGCCGTCAAGCTTCATCAAGCCTTGGCCTATGCCTTGCAGGTTTCCCGAAGTCAGGCCGCGCAAGCCCTCGCCGAGATTGTCGAACATCGCCTTCGCCTCCGTAGCGGACGAGTTGAGGGCGGCCGTGGTCTCCTGTACCTGCCCGCCGAAAATCCGCACGTCCTCGGAAGCGGCGTCAAATGCCTCGTGTGCCTTGTCTACGTTTTCCTGCGCTGAGCGTATGCCCTCCTCACCGCGGTTTTCATTGCGTGCGGTTTCAAGCTCTTTTTCAGCTTTTACGAGGTTTTCTTCGGCGGCGCGTGCGGCATCTACGGCCTTGGAGTATCTGCCCATCGCCTCCTGGTATGCCGACAGGTCGTCGGACACACGTTTGAATATGTCGCTGTCCCATGCCGTGCCGGAGCGCTCCAGTTTCTCTATCAGGGAATAAAGGATTTGCTGCTCCTCAAGGCTCGACTGTCTGAACGTGTCACTTTGAGCCATGCGGCGTAAGCGGTCTATCGTAGGTTGCAGCTGGTCTTTGAACATCGTGCCGAAGTCCCCGAACACGCTGCCCCAGTCAACCTGCTGCCTGACGGCGTTTATCTCCACCTGCTGCAGGGCGCGGTCACGGCCGGCGACGAGCGACAGGCGCTCGCCCTCATTCTGTGCGTTCCTTATCTTTTCCGCGTATTCCTCTGCGATGGCCAGCTTCTGCTGCTGGTAGGTACCATATTCCTTGAGGTAGTTCCGCATGGCCCGTGCCTCCGAAGCGTACACCTCCTGTGTCTTGTGCTCCTGTTCCTTTGCGGCGTTGTCGCGCGCCTTCTGCAGCGCATCCGCCTGCTCGTCCGTCAGACCGTCCGCACCAAGCCCGGCAAGTCCGGCCTCCTTGTTCTTTTTCCTGAACTCGGTCTCCTGCCTGTCTATCTCTGCAATGCGTTGTTTATAGTCGTTGTCGATTTCGGCCAGTTTCTTCTGCGTGCCGTCTTGCATCAGGGCTGTCTCGTCGTCCTGGTTCTGACGCTGCAGGGCGAGTAAGTCCTTGTCAAGGTCTTCACGGACCTTCAAGCGTTCCTTGCCGATACGCTCTTCTTCTTTTGCGCGTCTCTCGTCCTCACGCGCCGCTTCCTTCCTGTCCTGCTCGTAGGATGCGCCCTGCGTGGTCTTTTCCACTGCGGACTGGCGTTTCAGGATTTCATTTTCATAGTCCTGCATGGTGGCCTCGTTGCGCTTGTAGTTCTCGTTATGGTGACGCCAGCGCTCTTCACGTTGGTTGAACAGTGCGATAGTATTTTTATCCAGGCCTTGGGTCTTCAGCAGTTCGTTCCATTCGTCAGCGTATTCGCTTCTCCATACAATACCTTCATCGTCCATCAGTTCTCGAAGCTGCCGGCGTCTTTCTTCCCTTTGTTGGGCGGCATTGTACGCTCCCCTGTTCCTTTGCATATAGTTGTAGTCAGCCTGCGAGCCGCGCAGCTCGTCCACGTTCTTTGACGCGAGGTCTTCCAACCGTTCCTGATAAGCCCTCGCATAGGCGGCGGACATGATGTCCTGCGTCAGTTGTCTGTACGCGGCGGAGGCGTTGCCCGCCAATATGGCCTCTTGGGACAGACTGCCGAAATAAGCTGGGTACTGCGACTGCAGTTCCTTGACCGCCGCCGTCCTGTCACGCATCGATGCGTTGGCGTTCTGGGTCATGGCGTAGAGTACGCGAAGCCCCGCCGTCTCCTTTGCTGCGGATGTCCTTGCGTCGGCCATCGACTTGTTCAGCCTCTCCTGCTCGCGCCGTGTTTCCTCCAAGGCGTCCTTTGACTTGAACAGGCTGCCCACCCAGCTTGTAATCTCCTTACCGTACATGGACAGCACGGTAATGGCCACCATCAGGGCGGTCTGCCATGAGAATATTGACGATATGAGCTGCCGCCATACCGGTACGGTGCTTTGGCCTGAGGCCTTCAGTTCCTCGTTGGCCGCCTTGGCGCGCTTTATCTCGTCTGTCAATACGGGTAGGTTGTTGCTTATGGCCAGAAAGAACATATTTAGTCCCATAGTGGCCGCAGGGAGTTCCCTCGCTATCTGCTGGACACTCATGTGCAACCCGTTGTACTGTCGGCCGGCTTGTGCCGCACCGGTCGGGACGGTATCCGTATTCTCCGCCATCTCGTCAAGCTGCCGCAGCTGTTCCTGAAGCTCCCTTATCTTCGATTTCAGGGCTTCCATAGCCGAGATGTTCTTGCTTTGGTCGAGGTCGGGAACGGCGGTCTCGGCGGTTTTCTTCATTTCGGCGAGCTGCGCATTTAGTGCGGCTATGGCCGTGCTGAGGATACGCACGCGCTCGTCCGTGCCGGATGCCTTGCCCATCAGCGCGTCCAGCTTGTGCTGCATGGTCCCCAGCCCCGCACTCATACGGTCTTTCAACAGTATCTCTATCTCTACAGGTTTTGCCATAGTCTTTCTCGCTTCGTCGTATTCGGCCCATTGGGCTTAACTCTTAATTCTTCACTTCTTCAGGTTGCTCTGGAAAAATCCTACTATTTCGTTCGCCTCGTCCTCCGCGCTCTTGCCGCCGTCTTTTTTGCGCACGTAGCGCGGCGCGTCCGCCAGCATCATTATCAGCGTCTGGTAGTTCACGCCCTCAAGGATGTAGCCCACGCTCCAGCCCGTCGCCGCCGCTATCTGCCATACAAACCCGAAGGGGCTATGGGACGGCTCGTACACCGTCTTTAACTCCCCTTCCTTCTTCGGCTCAGCCTCGGCTTCATCGGGTTCGTCCGCTCCGCCGACCTGATAATACTCGTAAAAGGGTCCGTACCAAGCAGCAGCACGAACTTCCGCATGCACGCCATGAGGTACCGCTGCTCCATCATGTTCCTTATCCACCATGCCGTGGGCCGCACGAGCAGCTTCCGCCATAGCCATCCGCGGCACAGGGTGTAAGCCACCATCAGGCTCAAGTCCTTGCCGTGGGCCGCGATGAAGGCCATCTCCTCCTCCTTGGTAAATTTCTCCATCTCCGCCGCAGTCACGCCTAGGCGCAGGTACACCCTCGAAAGCCTTATCAGCCCGCCCAGACGCGGCCGCCGCATCACGGCGCGCAAACGTAGCGGTTTCTTCCGGAACGGTATGCGCACTTCCTTCAAGGGGACGGACACGCCGCCGTCAAGCAGGGCGGCCGTCCCCTCGCGCTCTATCATACGTGCGGTCTTGGCGTCCATAAAGTTATTCGCTTACAGTGTCGTTTACCTCGTATGGAGCTGTGTCCGGCTCTTCCGGCTTGTTCACCTTCAGCTGGCATTCTATCTTCGACACCTCCGTCAGCGTCAGCTTGCCGCCCAGGTTGGCCATGATGGTGCCGTTGGGTATCTTCATCGTCTGGCCGCTCACGAACTGGATCTCCCACGGGCCGCGCAGCTCCACGAGGTCGGTCGGGGCCTTCCAGCCGGTGTAGCTGCCCGTGCTGCCCACCAGCGTGCCGCCAAGCACGGCCTGGATGTTCTCATAGTCCAGCTGGATGAGATTGAACGTCGGCGCTATGGTCGCGTTCTTGTTGGCCAGTGTCAGCACCGGAGCGTCCGGTACCTGCTCGGCTTCCACGTCCGTGCTCTCCGGCTTCGTGCCGCCCCAATCCCAGCTGCCTTTCTCGATGTAGCCGATTTCCTTGCTGTTGAACTTTACAACGGCTATGCCGTATATGAATTTCTTACTTGCCATCTTTCTTTCGTTTTTGGATGAATATTGTGATTAAAACCCCTGCCAGTATTCCAGCCCCGAAACCGTAGAAAAAGATTTTAACGGGGTTCGAACGCTGTTTTACTTCTGCCTCGTACAGGCCGGCCATCTCCTCGTAGCGTTCCTTCCACACGGAGGATGTCCGCTCGTAGTATTCCACCAGGAGCTGCAGGCTGTCGCAGCTCGCGTACACGGTTATCACGTCCCTGTCACGGCTTACCGACACGCTGGCCTGTCCGCTCTTGCCGCTGTACTGCGCCAGCGGAGGGAGCCTCAGAAGGCTGTCAGCCGGTATCGCCAGCCTCACCTCCGACTTCGGCACCGTCTCCGTTCGCACCAGGCGGACTTCGCTCCTCATGCTGTCCGCCCGGCCCGTCGCCGTTTCCGTCCGTGCCGTTTCCCGCGCTGTCTTTCGGGTGCTCGCGCACCCCGCGAAGCACAGGGCAATCGTCATGATGCTTGCAAGAATTGGCAGTGTCAATGGCCTTGCGAAGGCGTGCCATCTCGCGTTTCGTCGCCTGAAGGTCTTTCCTCGTCGCATTGAGTTCGTCTTTTAACGGTTCAACGATATTGTCCACAAGTATCCGGGTGGCGTGCTCAGCGTTGTCAATCCGCACGGTCTCGGCGTCCGCCTTCGCCTTCTCGGCTTCCGCGTTGGCCTTGCGCACCGTCGCGCGGAGCGTCACAATGCCAACAACGGTCGCCAGAAGTGAGCCACCCAGTACGAAATTGAGAATTTCACTGAGTTCCATCTGATACTATGTTTTTATTGTTTGATTCCTATCGATTCCAGCCATTCAGGCACATCGAAACTCGGGCAGGCTTTCGCCGCCAGCTGATTATGCCCTACAACCGGGATGGAGGGGAAACGCCGGTGGAAGTCTTTCACGTAGGCTTCCATCGCCTTCTTCTGCGCCGGGGTACGGGTGTCCTTGGGGGTCTTGCCGTCAGCGGCAACGCCGCCGACGTACACAACGTGCCGGGATGTGGTGTTGTACCCTTTTGCCCCGTTGGTAATCTCCCAGGGATCCACCTGTGCGTCCTCGTTGTTGTCCACCAGGCGTTCCACCTTTCCGTCCAGGTGTATCATGTCGGTATAGCCGACCTGCTTCCACCCGCGGCCACCCTTGCTCACCGGGTCGGTGTGCCAGTGGCGGATGTCCGCCGCGCTCACTTCGCGGCCTTCAGGAGTGGCCGTGCAGTGTAATACCAAACGTTTCAACAGTGCCATAGTTTACTCACTTTTGGCCGTTTGGGTTATCGTTATCTTCGCCGTCTTGCTGTTGTTGGACTGCAAGGTCAATGTCAGGGTTCCGCTTTTCTGCTCACCTTCATTGGCTTCTGCCGAAATAGTCACGGTATTGCCCTTCTTGCTTACGCTGAAGCCCTCAGGGGCTGCACCCACTGTATATGCACCACTCGCAGCAACTGTCACGTTCTTGCTGCCACCCTCGGCCGGGATTGTCACGGTAGTCGGGTCTGCCGTGATGCTGCCGTCCGACGATGCTTGATAGCCGCTGCGGATTGCCACACCGGCATCCGCTTTCTTGAACATGCAGATGAAGTAGTGCCTGAAGTTGATCTTGTTGCGCTGGTATTCCGGGTCGGTCGATGCCTCGCTGTAATACATCTTGGTAGAGCCGGTGGCCTTGAACACACGCGGTACATAGAAGGCGAACGAGCATTGGAATTCCCCGGCTTCGGCCAAGGCACCGACAGCTTTCTTCTTGCCGGCAACGGTATAGAGCGGAGTATTCCCGAACTCATAGATGTCGAAACCGTACAGGCGGCCTATCCGGCCTTCCGTCTGGTTCAGGTTGTACTGCTCCTTGAACTTCTGGTCTGCCATCAACAAATCGTTTACATGGTCACTGCACAATACCAGGCGACGCTTGTCTGCCGGTACACGCAACTTGTCCAATGCGGCTTTCAGGCGCACGATGTCACCTGGCACAAGGCGCAGACGCCCCGTGTCGGCATCACGCTCGCCGGTCGTTACCAATACCGGAGTGGTGTCCGTATTTTCCGTAGGGCACAGCGCATGGGCTGCCTTCGCAAACTTGGCGTCATTGATGGCATTCGAGTGGCTCTCCTTTACGCGGCTCATCTTGTCGTAGCTGATGGCATACAGCTCATCGTCCGTAATGGGGGTCACCTTCGTCTGGAACTTGTCAAGTTCGATGGCGATGTCCGCATCGTCCAGAGCCTGCAACGGGATTGGGTAGGTCGTGTTGTTGATCAGCACTTCCGGGTCAACTCCCACCTCTACCAGGTGGATGATGTCATTGTTCACCAGGGACGAGCTGTCAGGTATGCCGTCCAGCCACGTGCCTTCCAGCAGGCCGCGCAGGGCCTTCACCAGCTCGCCCGTCCAGATTTCCTTATACACTCCGGCACGCAGCACGCCTTGGGGCACGGTGCCGCCGAACAGGACGGCCACGGCATTCATGCCGGCCGCACCGATGGCCGGAGAAATGCCGGCCGCCATTGCCAGCAAACCGCCTGTCATGCAGTTGAACAGGACGGCAGCCAGCACCATCATGATTTTCTTGTTCATTGTCATTGTCTTTATCAGGTTTCACATTCAGATTTCACACTCCATGCCGTACTCCGCCTTGTACAGGCGCTTGTATTCGTCCGGCTGTTTCTCTCGCATTTCTTCCAGTTTATCCGACGGAACTTCACTCAATTTCTTATAAGTGGCCGTCGTTGCGGTTGATGCGCCTCCCTGAGGTCCGATTACCGCGCTCAGCTTCACCTGCGGCGACATGGCACCGAAAGTGCTTTCCAGGTCTTCCACTCCGATTTTCTTGCCAAGCTCGATGAACTGCTGTTTCTTGTCCTCACCGATACGCTTTTCCGCGATGGCCTTTTCCACCGCCGCCGTGATACGTCCGAGCTGTAGCGTCTCGTTTTCTTTGCGGAGCTTGTCCGCATCTTCCTTGGAGGCTTTCAGTTCCGCGAGCTTCGCACTGATGGCCGCCTCGTCAGCCGTTTCCGGCAGGCCCAACTGGAGGGCCAGCATTTTCTGATCCATAACTTTTTGTTTTTGGGGTTTGTTGTTCAACAATGGCAGGAGGCATTCGCCGTCCTTGCCGAGATTTATCACCGTGCCGTCCCTTTTCAGGACGATGGCATCGTCATTGGCTCCTATGTCCACCAGCGACACCTCGAACAGCTTGCTCTTCGTCACCGTCGGCCGGGTCTGTCCCTGCACGAGGTGTTCCTTTGCGTCGCTCAGTTCCAGGATGTCTATCCCGGCACTGACCATGCGCAAGCTGCCGAACTCGTACTGTTTCTTGCACCGCTTCGACAGTTCGCTGGCCTCGTCAAAGACCAGCTCGCCGGTCACTTCGCCGTTCTCGGACTTCAGGTCTTTCACATAGCCTATCACATTGCCGCGCTCGTGCATGTAAAGCAGCACGGGATTCCGGCAGTACTGCTCCACGTTCATGCCTGCGGTCAGCACACGGGAGCCGTAGCTGTTCAGGCTGTCGTTTGAAATTCTTACTCGTCTTGCACTCATTTTGTTTTCGCGTTTTGCGTTTTACGCTGCAACTGTCGTGCAAGTGAGGGCAGAGCCAAACTCGTTTGGATTATGCCGAACGCAGCCGACAGTCGCTGTTTTTGACTGCAATATTACACCGCAAAGGGCTGGCCGCCAAAAAAGTGTGAAACGGTTGCACACTTCTATGCAACTGTTTCCTATCTTTTTGGCGTTCAGCCCGAAACGCCGCAACTTTGCCGTAAGATACGCACGCATTCAAGATTTTACCAGATATGAAGAAAGCAGACATTGAGAAGAAGAAGTCGCTCGGCAGGGCATTGTACCTTTCCGGGATGGAGCAAACCGAGATTGCCGACAAGATAGGCATATCACGCGTCACCGTCTCCAAATGGTGTTCCGCCGAGGGATGGAAGGAGGCGAGGGCGGCCAAGAGCATCACACGCCCGGAACTGGTCAACAAGCTGTTGCTGACCATTGACAAGCTCATAGAACAAGTAAACGCATCCGAGGACGCCAACCTCATCGCCGGGCTCGGCGACAAACTGGCTAAACTATCGTCGGTCATTGAAAAGCTCGACAAGAAGGCCAACGTGGTGGATGCCATAGAAGTGTTCATGGCCTTTTCCAAGTGGCTGGAGCACCGGGCGCAGACCGACCCCGAACTCACGCCCGACCTCATCAAGGCCATCAACAAGTACCAGGACAAGTATATCGTCGAAAGCATGGGCACGAGCCTGGGGAGGTGACGCATGGCGACACAGGCTGAGATTAAACAGAGGTACGCGGAATGGCAGGAACACTGCAGGCATGTCCAGTCCATCACCGACACCGCGCTGCTGGCAAGGGAAACGCCGGTGGAAAAGGACAGGCGCATCCGCCGCCTGCAGAAGGACTATGCGTCATTCTGCGAATACTATTTCCCGCACTTCCTGCAACTGCGCGACAAGGTGACGGGCGAGGTCGTCCGCACCATACACAACGCGCCGTTCCACAACACGGCGGCCGCCAAGGTCAAGAGTACCCCGAACCTGAAGGCGGTGTTCAAGTGGCCGCGCGGACATGCCAAATCCACCCATTTCGACATCTTCATGCCGCTTTGGCTGATGTTCCAGCCCAAGAGGCTCATCAACTTCATGGTCGTGGTCGGCAAAAGCGAAGACAGTGCCATCCGCCTGCTTTCGGACATACAGGCGGAACTGGAGTTCAACCAGCGACTTATCGCCGATTTCGGAGAGCAGAAAAGCATCGGCGACTGGCAGGAAGGGGAGTTCACGGCACAGTCCGGAGTCAAGTTCCTGGCCTGCGGACGCGGCCAATCGCCCCGCGGTCTCCGTGAGCGTGAGGCACGCCCGGACTACATCGTCATCGACGACCTCGACGACGACGAGCTTTGCCGCAACGAGAAGCGCGTCAAAGACCTGACTGACTGGGTAAAGGAGGCGCTTTTCGGAGCGCTGGACGTAGGGCGCGGACGCTTCATCATGGTGGGCAACCTCATTTCCAAGACTTCCGTACTGGCCAACATCGCGGCCACAAAAGGTGTATATGTGTCGGAAGTGAAGGCGGTCGACCGCGACGGGAATCCCGTCTGGAAGGAGAAGTGGACGAAGGACGAGGCACAGGAGTACCGCGACTTCGTGGGCTACCGGGCATGGGAGAAGGAGATGATGCACAACCCCATCAAGGACGGCACCATCTTCCGCCACGACTGGATACGCTTCAAGAAGGTGCTGCCGCTTGAAAAGTACGACCAGCTCGTGTGCTATACCGACCCCTCGTTCAAGTCAACCACGGCCAATGACTACAAGGCCTCACGCTTTTGGGGAAAGATAGGCTCGGAACTCCACCTCATAGACTGCTATGTCCGGCAGGACACCGTTACAGGCATGGTGCGCTGGCTTTATGACCTGTACGAGCGCACGCGCGACGAGGCGGCTATCCTTTTCTTCATGGAGGCCAACTTCATGCAGGACATCATCCTGGACGAGTTCACAGAGGAAGGCAAACGCAGAGGCTACCAGCTTCCCATCACGCCGGACATGCGTAAGAAACCGGAGAAGCTCCAACGCATCGAGGCCGTGTCGCCCTTGTGGGAACGCGGCTTCGTGTTCTATAACGAGGCATTGAAGGACACCCCGGACATGCAGGTCGGCATAGAACAGACGCTCGCGCTCGAACGTGGAAGCCGGGTGCATGATGATGCGCCGGATGCGGACGAGGGGGCCATCTGGATACTCCAGAAGCATACAAGACAACAGATTTATAAACCGAGGCTTGGCATGAGGCGCCATTCCTCAAAAAACAGCTGGTGATATGTTCAGACTGATAAAGGACTTGATTTTTGCATGGCAATACAAGCGTGCCGTGAAAAAGGCCGTGAAACTTTCAAAGCTACACGGCATGAAGTTTTATGTGGTTTACTTGAATGGTGGATTGAAGGTCGTACCCAAGAAAGCTGTCAAGGAACTGGTGGCACGCCGCCGGTTCCGCAAAGGGGTGACCGTGCAGGACATCGAAAAACGGGCATTGTTCGTTACCCACTGAAAGGAGGCGCTTATGTTTATCACAGACGAGGATTACAAGGTGGTCATCGGCGAGAGTGCGCTGAAAGTGGTTTCACAAGTCAGTTCAGAAAACCGGGCCAACGCCGAGATGGAGGCACAGGAGGAAATGGCCGGGTACCTGCGCCCGAAATTTGACTGCGCGACCCTATTCGCCGCTGAAGGCGACGCACGCAACCGGCTCGTGGTCATGTACTGCTGCGACATCGCACTCTACCACATGGCGGCATCCCTGCCGCAGAAGATGGGCATGGAGATACGCAAGGAGCGGTACGAAAGGGCCGTCAAGTGGTTGGAGGGCGTGCAGGCCGGGAAGATTGTGCCGGATCTGCCGGTCGTCCTGGACGAGGACGGGGAACCGGTAAGCGGCACGTTCATCTATGGCTGCCAGAAGAAACAACGTTATAACTGGTAAGGATATGGGAATATGGAATGACATCAGGCAGTATTTCACCGGCCATGACAACCGGGTACTGCATACAAGATACGGCGACTTCAACCTCGCAAAGGAAGGTGACCGCAGGAAAGTGCGGAAGATGGTCGTAAACCTGCAACGCACGACCGACGCGCTCACGCGCAAGGACATACAGGACTGGCGGAACGCCTGGCAGCTGGCCATCAACGTGGACAGCCCCAACCGCAAGCTGCTGTACGACATCTACCGGGACGTGGACGCCGACCTGCACCTCTCCGGCTGCATCGAGCAGCGCAAGGGGTTCGTCATGTCGCGCTCGTTCAAGATTGTCGGCACGGACGGCAAGGAGGTGGAGGAAGCGGCGCACTACTTCAACCAAGCATGGTTCCGCCAGCTGATGAAGCTGTCGCTCGATTCGGTCTATTGGGGCCATTCGCTCATCGAACTGGGCGACCTCGTGACGGACGGGGACGGCTGCGTCTGCTACGACGGTGTGAAGCTCATCCCCCGCAAGCACGTCATACCCGAATACGGACGTGTCGTCACCGACCTCGGACAGGACTGGACGACCGGCATCGAATACCGCCGCGCCCCGTTCGCAGACTGGCTCATCGAGGCGGGACAGCCGGACGACCTCGGACTGTTCCTCAAGGCGGCCACGCAGACCATCCCGAAGAAGAACGCGCTGGCGTTCTGGGATACCTTCGCGGAGATTTTCGGCATGCCCATGCGCATTGCCAAGACCACCACCCGCGACGAGAAGGAACTGGCCAAGATGGAACACATGATGGACAGCATGGGAGCGAGTCTCTGGGGCGTGTTCCAGGAAGGCACGGAGATTGAGGTCGTGGAAAGCACCAAGGGCGACGCCTTCAACGTGTATGACAAGCGCGTGGACAGGGCGAACTCCGAACTGTCCAAGCTCATCATCGGACAGACCATGACCATTGAGGACGGCTCCAGCCTGTCGCAGTCGCAGACGCACCTCGAAGTGTTCGAGAACCTCGTGGAAAGCGACCGCACCATGCTGGCCGACATCGTGAACAACCAGCTCATCCCGCGCATGGCGAAGCACGGCTTCCCGGTCAAGGGGCTGCGCTTTGAATGGGACGATTCGGTGGACTATACCCCGGAACAGCAGGTGGCCTTCGAAAAGATGGTATCAGACCGCTACGAAGTCGACCCGAAGTATTTTGCGGAAAAGTACAACATGCCCGTCGGAGAAAGGCGCACTGCACAGGTTCCGGCAAGCAAGGATGGGGAGGAAGATGACAACAAACAGCAAAAAAACGCACGCCTTTTTTTCGACTGAGCCCCGATGACTATTCGGGGCTGCACCTACGTTACAACGCCTTGCTCGGAGAAAGCCGTCTGACGCTGGGAAAGAATGACGACATCGACAAGGCGGCCAGGGAGTGGGCATCCGTCATTAAGAACGTCGAGGCACGGAAAGACGCGGAAGCCGCCGCAAGGATTCTGCTGTCGCACGGCATAAAGCTGCCCCGGCTCATGAAGAAAAAACTCGGCGCGACTGTCGGGGCTGAATACAGCGCCCCTATCGGCGAGGGGTTTGACGGCATCCTGTATTTCAACGAAAGGCGCGAACGCGACTACAAGAGCTACAGGGAAAAGAAGATGAAATACGGTTCGGGGGCGCAGGACAACACCTTCCTGCACGAACTCGGCCACCATATCGACTGTATGCTGGAGCCGAAGGCGTATTCCACCGTGGAGCACCAGTGGGACATGAAGGGGGTGAACAAGGAACTCATACAGAAGGAGCTTTCCAGATACGCCCTGCAGAACCGGGCCGAATTCGAGGCGGAACTTATCAGCGCCACCCTGCGCGGCAGGACATTCTCCAAGGAGCTGCTTTCCTATTCCAATTTGAATTCCCCGGAAAAGATGGATGAACTGGCCGGGAAGCTGCTCGGCTACGCCTCCGGCAAAGACCTCTGCACGCCGTCGGAGGACTTGAGGCAGAAGTTCGAGGGCATGATGCGCGCCCTTTACCAGGAGGAAGGCGCGTCGCTCCGCATCGGCATACTGGCGGAACCGGCCGCACAGGAATTCATCGGCCTGCACGCGGAAACGCTGGACGGTTCCTTCAAGCAGGTGGAGATGTCCGACATCATGCGCCAAAGGCTCAGCCGCTCGAACTACGTCTTTTCCGGCATGAAGGCTTTCCATGAGCTGAACGAGGCGTTCCCGTCCCTGCTGGATGAGAACGGCAATAGAAAGACGTTCGAACGCTTCCTGAAGGACGTGCGAAGCATCGACGCCACCTACAACTCGAACTACCTGCGCTCGGAATTCAATTTCGTGCAGGCTTCTGCGGAGATGGCGGCCAAGTGGGAGGGGTTCATGCAGGACGGCGACCGCTACTACCTGCAGTACCGCACGGCGCACGACAATAAGGTGCGACCGGAACACGCCGCACTCCACGGAGTGACGCTGCCGATAACGGATTCCTTCTGGGAGGAATACTATCCGCCAAACGGGTGGAACTGCCGCTGTACCGTGGTGCAGGTGCGCAAGTCGCGTTATCCGGCCACACCGCACGACGAGGCGATGGCACTCGGCGAGGAAGCCCTGCAGCGCGACACGAATGGGATGTTCCGTTTCAATCCCGGCAAGCAGGAGAAGGCCGTGCCGGACTATAATCCGTACACCATCAGCCGGTGCAGGGACTGCGACATTGCCAAAGGGAAAGCAAAGCTCGCCAAGGCGTTCATCCCGGACAACGAACTGTGCCAAGCGTGTCAGACGCTTAGACAGGCCTTGGAACGAAGACGCAACAGACGGCCCACACTCCAGGAGTTCAGGGAGCTTTCAGAAAAGGTAAACGGATGGGCAGACGGCAATCTTGACACCGTGCAGTTACCTGACTCAGCCGAAACTGGCAATCCGGCAAAACGCTCTTATGTGACAAGCGGTGACGGATACAGAATAGGGGTCGGGAAAAAGTTCTTCAATGAAATGATGGCCAAGAACAAGCGGAATCCGGAGCTGCCGGACATCGTGGAAGCATCCATGAATTTCAGGGAATGGATTCCGCAGGCTAACAGAGTACGCACCGAAGAAGGAAGACATCACGACTTCGGATTTTCAGTTTACCATGTCGAATGGAACGGGCATACCATCGAATTCAAATGCAAAATAACGGATGGGGAGCTGCTTTACAATATGACATTCATATAAAAGAAAAGAACGACCGTCATACCCGAAGCCTGCGCTCTTGCGAGCCGACATGTGGGTAACCCGTCGTTCTCAGTGCAAATATACAAACAATTTTTCAAAACCGATTCATTATGAACAGAATTATCTCCTTTTTGAAGGAAAGCAACCGGTGGAAACACCTTGCCGGGGGCTTTGTGGTTGGATTGTGCGCATGTTCCGCGTTCGGTGCCGTATATTCGGCTGCCGTGGCGGCATCATGCCTCGAACTGAAAGACAAGCTGCACGGCAGCCCGTGGGACTGGACTGACTGGCTTCTTACAGTGGGTGGAGGCGTCGCGGCAAGCGTCATCTGGATGCTGCTCTGACATCTGACAAGAACCCCGCAGGCCGTTTCCGGCTTGCGGGGTTCTTTGCTACTGCAGCGACTTTATCGCCACGCATTGATACACCTCTATGTTCTCAACGATGTCCTCGTGGTTGTGGTTGGTGTCGCTCTCCACAAGGTCGAACTCCTTAAAGGTCTCGCCCTCCATGCACGCAAGCGCGGCGTGTATCTCCTCCAACAGCTCGAACACCTCCAGGCTCTCTTCCTTGAACGGGCTGCCGTCGCTCACGCTGCCCGTCCAGTCCGTCACCACATGGAGGGCCACTTCCGGCTCGGCGCGGTACTCCACGCCGTTCACTATGGCGTTCCACTTTATAGGCCGAAACTCAACGAACACCGCCGGACGCGCCCAGCTTTCCTCCTGCTCAATGAACTCCACGTTGTGGTTCCACAGGTCTATGTGCTTGATCGCACCGCCGCCGACCTCCTTCAGACGGTCGCACAGCATCTGATACAGTTCTTTTCTCATTTTCTTTCTATGCTAAAATCCATGTCAAAATACTCGTTCAGGTTGTCCTCGATAATCTCCCGCACAATACGCTCAACCTCCGGCCCTGTGCCGAGAAATCTCCGCCGGGGTATGCGGATGGTAGTCCCGGCACGTTTCAAGGCCATAAAACGCCAGAAATCGGCCTCCGTGCCCAACTGCCGCGTCCGCTTGTCGTTCCGCCGCTGGCCGTTCTTCTTCCGGCCGAAACTTCCGGTGGCCTCGTAATACTTGTGCCAGAAAAAACGCTTCATCTTCTCCGTCACCACTATTTCCCCGCCGTCGTTGTGGATGGCCGCATACGGCAGGTCGGTGTAGAACGTGATACTGTCGTCCGTTGTCCGGCTGCGGATGCTGCGCCGCAGCGTGCCCGTGTCCACCAGTATCGTCCCGCCCGGACGGGTCGGGCTTTTCCGGCGTGCCCACGCATCGCTGAAAAAAGCCTGGCGCTCGAAGTTCCTGTCAAACTCGTCGCCAAGCTCCACCCGGATATCCGACAATATCCGGCGTATTACCGCTCTGGTATTCTTGTCCGTTCCGCTCATGTGTCAAACTTCAAATACAGCTGGGTGTCTTCCGGCAGGTCGTTCTTGGGGTTGGCGGACGCTTTCAATATGTTATAAAAAGTCCTCTCGCTGATACCATACACAGGATATATGTACCTCCGCCATATCTCCCTGTTCGGGACTCCCTTCTTGACGTAGAGGTCATATATCCTGTTGATGTCAGCGACGCGTTTCTGATAACTCACACCGTGCCGGTTCCCCATAATTTGTTTTAATGTCAGTCCATAACCTGTTCACTTTTTGGCTTGTAAGGACGGATGTCAAGCGTCATCTCGCAGCTTACCGTCACACGACCGCTCCCCTCACACTGCGGACAGGTTTCCATCTTGCGTATGAAACGTCCTGATACGATTTTGCCCGTGCCGCGGCATTTGCGGCACAAGGCTACTTTCGGGTCTTTCTTCACTTCCTGCTTCATGCGGCATCCTCCTTCTTTGGTTCCACGAAGAAGGTCTCGTCCTGTGACACTTGTATGCCACACTTGGCCATCTTGCCGCCCATGTCCTCCACATCGCGGTCGGCCAATAGCTTGTCCTTGGCTATCTCTTCCGTCTGGCGGACATAGCCGGGCAGGAATTCCTTTACAAGCTGCAACGCACTTGCCCATGTGAAGCCCTTGAGCGTCTTCAGCTTCGGCGTACCCGTGCGGAAGCCTATCGTGCCGTGAGCCATCTCAAGGCTTTTCTTCTTCGAGAACAGTTCGGCCTGGTTCTCCGTGGCAAACGCCTGGAGCGTGTCGAACGCCTTGTCTTTTGCGTCCTCAAGCTCAGCCAGCCTCCCTGCGTATTTCTCGCGGATACGTGCGCATTGCAGCTCGATGTCCGCCGTTATCTTCGCGCTCTCGGCCGCCGTCTTGGCGTATGTTGCGAACGCCTCGTCTGCCGCTTCCCTCGTAACTCCCGTGATAATCACTTTCTTCGCTCTCTTTGTTACCATTGTCGTAAGTTTTATTTGGTTAAACAATATGTTTCAATTCTCTTCCATGTCCGGAACTTCCATACAGAGCTTGCCGCGCTCATCCTCAATCTCGAACCATAGGCCCTCTAATATGTCCATATAACGGGCATCGTCAAGTTCCCTGCAATACTTGTGTATGTGATCCATCAGTTCCTTCACTATCTGCCTGTTCGTCATCGTCAGTTCGCTTTTTCATTGTTTGTCATATTCACTATCACGTATTCTTGGCGCGGCGCGAGTTCGGGCTTGGCTGGCCTTTTCAGCCCGCCCTTGCGCCTGATGGAACGCAACTTCACGCTCAAGGCTTCAAGTTCCGGCTGGCTTATCCGGGCGAATGGCTTGCCGGCTATCCGTGGATTCCGGCAGAAGTCATCCACGCGCGCCCAGTCCGTGGTGTCGATGCCCATCTGCTGCATCAGCCTCAAGCAGGTGCTGCGCCATCGTCTCAGCTCGCGGCGTATGGCTTCGCTGCGTTCGTCGTAACCTGCCACGCGCTCCATCTCGCGGCACATGGCCCCATATTCCGCCTCTGTCATCAGGCGCAGGTGTTCTGTCCGGCCGTTGGTAAACTGGTACACCAGTGTTTCCTTGTCTGCACCCTTCAGTTTTTTCAGCAAGGCGTAGAACCTTGCATAGTTCGTCCCTTCCTTCATGGCGCATATTCTCCTACATTTCGAACAGCACTTTTATCCCGCACGAACTGGCCACGTCAAGTTCCAGCTTGGCTCCCTTGCTGAGTTCCCAACCTTTCAGCATGAAGATATAGCCGCAGCACAGCAGGTTGGCTATGTCAATCCTCATGTGCTCGCGCCAGTCAGCATCCTCCGGCAGCCCGTTCCTGAACGGGTTTACAGGCTCCATGCCCAAACGCCTCAACTGCACTTCGGCCACGGCGAACGCCCTCTTGCGCTCGTCGATGTCATAGTGCGCTATCGCACCGCTGATGTAAACTTTCTTATTCATCGCATTTGTCTTTTTGGTCTTCTTCCATCCTCCTGAAACGCTCCGGCAGCACTACCGTGTAGTTGCACTTACGGCAGCACTGGCCTTTTTCCTTCACTGGGAACGGGTTGTAGCCGTACCCCTCAATGTCATTGCCGCAAATGCAGCACCTTTCATTCTTTTCCATATAGTTGGTTTTGTTACTTCGTTTTCATAATCCGTTGCTTGTCTGTATAAGGCCTTCCTTCCACACCACGTAGTAGCTTCCGGCCTCGCCTATGGAACGTCCCAGGCAGTATGCTTTGTAGCCCATGACACGCACTTTCATGTCGCAAATGTATCTCAGGCGCAGCGCGTCGCTGCCCATCGGCGAGCTTTTCTTTTCCTGGCTGATGAAGATGAAACATTTTCTCGGGAAACGCCGTATCAGCTCAACGGCCTTGTCGTAGCTGAATCCGGCATCGTCCTTGGCCACTTGAAACGAGTCCACTATGACGAACTTCGGCGACTTGGGCTTTCTCAAACGCTCGACAAGCTCTTCGTAGCTGTCGTCCGTGGCTACACGGAACTTGCCTTGTACATCGTCCATGTGCAGGTAACACATCCTGCGCTGGAAACTCTGGTTCACGCGCTCCTCGTAGCTTAGGTACAGTACCGGCCCGTAATTGCACAGTTCCTTGCCAAGCTGCATCACGAACGAGCTTTTGCCCTGTGCGCTGGCACCGCTGATGAACCATGAGGCGTTCTCGGCAGGGAAGCCGAAAGGCTTGCTCCACTTCTCACCCCACGGCAGCGTCACCCACTTCTTGGCGGCTATCTCTTTCGGACTGTACGCACGCTTCATTTGTTTACCTCGCTTCCTTCTGCTGTTTTTGCAGTTCCGCAACAAGGGCGTCTGCTGCCGCCACAGCCTTTTCTGCGATGTCCTCGTCGGTGAGCACGCTGTCTGCCCAGCTTTTGGAGAACACTTCCTTTGCTATTTCGTAACGTCTTTTCTCCCAGTCCGGCTCGTTCGCCTTCTTCATATCGCGATGGATCCCGATTATAGCCTCCATCGCCTGCTGTTCTATCTTGGTCATCATTGTGCTGTCATTTTAAGTTTCTCAATCTCCGTATATACACGTCTCAGCCCTCCGCGCGTCTTGCGCACTATCTGCGCGATGTCCGCGCCTTCAGGAGCGTTGGCCTTGGCTACAATCCGCGCCTGCGTCATCAGGAATGCCTCGCGTTCCTTGCCGTCGTCCGGGGTGACCTTGCTGTAGCGGTCGCCGTAACGGCTCAGCATCTCGGTGTAGCCCACCTTCTTGCACTCGATCGAGCGGTTTATCTTCTCCTTCAGACCGTCGGCCCCCATCATGTACCAGGCGCAGCACCGTTCGGTGGCGTTCCACAAAGCCTTCAACTCCAAGAAGGCTTCATACTGCAGGTCGCCCGCCTCGTCCAGGATGATGAGCGGCGTTTCGATGGAGCGGAGGTAATACACCAGGTCGTCGTACACGTCTGCATACCGGCCCTTGCTGTCCACGCCGAACTCGGCGGCAATCTTGCGCACCAGCTTCAGCTTGGTCTTCACCTGCGAGCAGTCGATATAAACCGCGTTCCTGTGGGTCTGCACATAGTACCGGGCCGTGAATGTCTTGCCTATGTTCGGCACGTCACAGAGAATGGCCGAAAGGCAGGACTTCTGCGAAATCTCCAGCTGCGAGGTGATGTACTCAAAGGTGGGTGTCTTGGCAGCCTTCCACTCCATGCCGCCGCGCAGGTTCACGCCCAGCCTCCGGGCGATGCCTATCCAGTTGGCGTCGCTCAATACCTTGTCCGTCTGTCCGTTCTTTACGGCACTGTACACCGAAGTGGTGATGCCGAGGGAGGCGGCGTGCTTCGCGTCGCTCGGATAGTTCGCGCGGTTTGCGGCTATCGCCTCCATAATCCTTTGCTTTTGCGCTTCTGTAATCATAATCTAACGCTGTTTTAATGTTGTTCTAATTGTCGTATAAGTGAGCGTCAATGAGCTTGCTCGTTTGACCGAGCGCAGCCGACAATCAGCTTGCTAAAGGTCTTCCAATGCCCGCCTGGTGCTGTCCATGTCCGGCTTCCATTCGTAATCTTCCGGCTCGTCCTGCACCGGGACGGGAGGCAGGGTGTAGCATTCCGTATCCACTTCTTCCGCGTAGGCCTGCGGCCCAGCTTCGGCCTTGCCCACTTTCGCGATGGCATTGTCGCGCAGGTATTTCTTGAAGTGCGACACGTATTTCTGCTGCTCAATGTAGTTCGCCACGTCCTCGTCCGTCTGCTCGGCCATCACGCGGCTGTAGGTCTTCACGGGACGCACCTTGTCAATGTAGCGGTCGCCCTGGAACAGGTACACGTCGGTCGGCTTCCCTTCCTCGTCCGGCAGGTAGTAGGCCGTCACCTTGCGGTTGTTCGGCTCCAGCTCCTCCAGCACCTCCGGGCCGCTTATCCACCAGTCCGCGTAGGCCACGCGCACCGTCGAGTTGCGCCGTATGCTGGTTTCCACTTTCTCGCCGATATAGCGGCTCAGGGTCAGGCTGTCGTATGGGCGGAGGGTCGGGTTTATCTTCGCCACGAGCACGTCCCAACGGGTCATGCCCGGATATTTCTTCTGGTTCGGGTGCAGTGAGTTGTTCCATTCGGCGCAGTCACGGCGGTCGTCGGCCACCAGCTCCTCGAAGGTGTAGTATTTCTTGTCCTCCCATGTATGGTTGCCGCTGTCGCTGATTTTCTTTTGGTCCACCCTGCGCGCGCCCTTGTTGTACCAGCGGCCCACGCCTTCGTGGTTCTTGTGCGCTATCGTGGTCTTGAACGCGCCGTTCAAAGGCTCAGCGTATTTTTCCTGCGAGTTCTGCGGAGCACAGAAATGTACGAACTTGAACACCTCGCCGGCTTTCAGGAAGCCACCCTTGTACTTGCTCATCAGGTGCTGCTCAACCTCGATGCCTGCCGGGATGCCCCAGCCGTGCCGTGCGATGAGCCGGAACATGTCGCGGAAACACTCCACTACAAGGGCGTCATCCTTGCCGCGTCCGTAGGCCAGTCCTATCCTACATTGGCTCACCACGTCGTAGGCGTAGTATGCGTGTACGTACTCATTCCCCTTCATGCGGCGCGGCAAGTCCACGTCGTCCATCGTTACCTGGCTCAGCGACCATTCGCCGCCGTGGCGGTGCATGTGCGGCATCTGCTCGTGCATGAATTCGGTATAGCCGCGCAGGGCGTGCTCCACAAGCAGCTTGTTGCTTGGTTTGTTCAGGATGTTGCGGATGGTGCTTTCGCTGAGTTCTTTCGGCTCCCCGTTCTTGTCGGCGAAGTCGTCCGGGTTGAACACCTCGCCAGTTTCCAAGTCCCAGGCCTCAAGCTCGCCGCACACAAACTGTATGTACATCTCATGAACGTCGCTTCCGTATGGCTGGTTGGGCAGCACTCGCAGGCTTAACACGAGCCGCTCGGTCTTGTAGTCCACCTTACGGGCGCACTGGTTGCCGAACTTACCTGTAATCAGGCACTCGTAACCGAACTTCTTGTAGTCGTTCACCTTCCTGCGGAAGCGTAGCGTGCTTGCCGGCAGGTCGTGCCCCAACTCCTTGCGTAACGTCTCGATGGCCTTCGCCATCTTCGCCCAGTCGTATTTCTCGCCGAACAGCCTTGCGCAGTCTTTCGCGCGCTCATACAGACTGATGCAGGTGTTCAACACCGAGGCGTTCACAGCATACTTGTGCGCCAGCTCCGCCGTGGCGTGGTCGCTCTTGTGGCCGGCCGCCCAGTCCATGAAGAAGGCCAGCGCGGCCTGGTCAAGCTCGTAGTTCGACATCACCCAGCCCCTGATGCGCGCCTCGTCGCAGCCGAACTTCTCCTCGACCTTCTCCCTGCAAGGTGCCGGAAGGCTATCTACGGCAACAAGGGCGCATTGCCCTTTCGCTCCGCCACCGCGGCGCACCACGGTGATGCGGTTACGGTTCGTCCAATTACGGTAAGTGGACGCCGTAATAATACCGCACTCAACGAGTTCACGCGCCGGAATGCAAAGTTTGTTTCCGTAATAACCTAACATGTCCGCCTCCTTCTTACTTTATCGCCTTTGCCCAGTTTTGTATGTCCTTGATGTCGGCTATCGCCACGTTGTCGTAGTGGCGCACCTTCTTGCCTTTGTGGAATACGTCGCAACCGCCGTCCTCGCGCGAGAACTCAAGCATCGTGTCCAACGTCGGGTAGTGGCGGATATAGCCGTCCGCGTCAAACAGGGTGTTCTCTAAAACGCACTCGTCGGCCATCAGTATGCCCCTATGCTCCAGCGCGGCTTTCCTTATGCGCTTTGCGAGGTCTGACTGCCCACGGCTCGGGTTGAACGACAATGCGTACCACACCATCGTACTTGTCACACCGAACGTCTTTTCCAACAGCTCGCGCGTCTCTTTCGTCACATGAATGTACTTTTTCATATCTTAATCTTAAATTTTATGGGTTTTAACTTCAAAATGTCCCGGGTATTCTCCCGGACTTCCGGGCTTTTCGCTAACTTTGTAGCGCACTAAAACATTGTGTTATGTACGAAATAAAATATACTACCGAAGATTTAATACGTCTTGAAGCACGGATTTGTGCCCTTGAGCATTATATCCGAGAACACGACGCAGAGGGTAGTTGGTTCTTAGACCAAGAGTTTTATAAATGGCTGACAGTCGCAGCAGCTCGTCATGGCAACGTCGAGATAGCCTTGAAGTTAGAGCAAGAAAGACGCGCTCATGAGGAGCGGTGCCGGCAAGAGGGTATCGAGATAAAGTTTCCTTAGTCGCCTTGCCTGAAGCCCGAATGAACTTCTGGAAGGCGTCTTCACGCTTTCTCATATAGTCGCTGTATATCTCGTTGCAACGGCGGTCAAGCAGCCGCTGCAATAACTCACGCTGTCCCGAATCCAACGTGGAGCAGGAATGTCCTATACTACGGTGATCATGTCTTATTGTTGCGGTATTAAGACGTACAGCGTACATCTCTTGGCTTTCGTGATTCTTCATACTTTCTTTTATTTTAATCGTTAATACTTTCGTGGGGCGCGGGGAGTCGAACCCCGGCGGCTGTCCTACGCTTTCACATTACGCTATTCCAACTTTCCGGCCGCGCCGTCCGGGCCGCCCCTTTCATTCGTTAATACTCTGTTATCACCGGCGCTTTCTTGCATCCGTAACAAGTTATCAGTACCCTTTTCAGCCTCTCCACGTACTCCGCCGGGGCAGTGAACACTATGCCGTCCTCCTCGTTGTAGCTGAAGCTCACGCAGTCCAGCATCAGCAGGTGGGCAACACGTGACTTGTAGCTCTGCGTCTTCCATTCTTTGATTTCCTCGTTCATATTCTTTAATCTTAAATATTCGTTAATCTCAAGCCTTTTTCGTATCTTTGGCCGCTCGTTAATCATTTAACACGTTGCAAAGATAGTAGATAATTTTCAACCATCAAAATTTTAAAGGGATTATTTTCAACTTATGGGTACTATTTTATCAAGAATACAAGAAATAGCCTCTAATGAGGGAATAACAATCGGAGCTCTCGAACGTATAATTGGGGCAAGCAAAGGTGTGTTATCTCGTGCAATAAATAACGGTACGGACATTCAATCAAAATGGCTACAAGTTGTAGTTGAAAATTATCCCCAATATTCCGCCGACTGGCTATTATCTGGCAAAGGCAATATGCTCAAATCTCCCAGTTCTCCCAGCACTCCCATTGATGAACGTTCTACCGAGCCGGCCCATCATGTCCCCGAAGGTAACCGTGAGGGCATTCCACTTCTGCCCATCAGCGCAATGGCCGGGGCTTTTACCGATGACATCTCGGTCATGGAATATGAATGCGAACGCTATGTCATCCCTGCTTTCAAGGGTGCCGATTTCCTGATGCAAGTCAGCGGTGACTCCATGCAGCCCACTTATTATTCCGGCGACCTCGTCGCTTGCCAGCGCATACCACTCAATGACTTATTCTTTCAGTGGAACAAAACGTATGTCCTCGATACGCTCCAGGGGCCGCTCATCAAGCGCATCCGGCGTGGCTCTGATGACAACCACGTTCTTATTGTGTCCGACAATCCCGCTTATGAACCCTTTGAACTTTCCAAAGACCAGTTCCACGGTGTCGCCCTCGTCCGCGGCCTCGTCCGCATCGTGTAAAACAAAATGTTCCCCTTTGTACCCTCGGAATCCATGAGAAAACGTGTTTCCCCCTGCATTTACACACCGCTTATGGTCGGGAAGCCCCTGTTTATGCGGCTTTTCCAAGGCTGGTTCCAAAAAAGAGGTGGCATTTAGGGGGTATCTATCGGCTCGTTTTTCGGGGCTATCGTAAAAAAAAAGGTATGTTACCCCCTCTCTATCGCACACCCTAAAAACCCTGTTTTGAATATCCAGTTACCCCCTAAGTGAATATCCACTTTGAATATCCACTTGAATATCCACCCCCTGATGAGCCTCATTTTGGGCACAAAAAAAGAGGCCTTGTGAGCCTCCGTTCATAACATCGCCGTAATGGCGTTTTATTTCGTTTCTAACGCCGTTAAAATCAGTCCTTGTCCAATGCGCCACGGCTACATGAAATAAGCGTAGATTGCTTAATTACAGCCCGTTTCGTGATGATTGAGCCGCCTCCTGACAGCCCGGCGTGTAGCAGGTAGTTCTTCGTCGCGCCAACTTGTTCGGCCGTCAGAACCGTATAAACCGCTGAAATACTGCTGAAATACCAGTCCTTACGTTTCCTTCCCTCTATTCCATGTATCAGATGCACGTGTATAACCTTTGCCATATCCTTATATTTTACAAATGCAAAGTTACTACAAAAAAGTGAAATGCGGAAAGATATAGTGATAGAATTGAGT